GCAAACAAGTGGCTTCGCATTGATGTCGACGGAGGCGTTGCGGCATGAGAGAAGCAAGAGTTGAAATTCGCGGCATTCAGGAAGTGCAGGCAGCTATTCGCGAGTACAAGGGCGACATTACAAGGTCGCTGAACTTGATCATTAATCGCGCAGCACTGGATAGTGTGAGCGACGTGAGAAAAAACATGGAACGCGGCGGCAAGAGCGGCGTAGTCTATTATCGCATTCCCGGCGACAAATACATGACCATTCGCGCAGGCGGAGAAGATGGTCCGCCCGTTGCTTTTGCACCGGGTGGAGGCAAGCAGAACTTGTCACTGACACACCGGGCATCGGCCCCAGGCGAATCTCCCGCAAAAGACACAGGCGGGCTTATCACGTCAATTTATAATGAAGATCGACCAAAACGTAACGGATTCCTAAAAGTAATCGGATCTCGACTGAAATATGCCTATTATCTTGAGTTTGGTACGCGAAAAATCGAACCTCGCCCGTCGTGGATTCCGGCAGTCGAACGCGCAATCCCCAAGATGCTAACCGATGTCCGAATAGCAATCGCCGCAGCCAAAGCCCGCGCGGAGAAAACTACAAAATGAAATCAGGCGCACTCCAACAAGCAATCTACACAAGGCTCAATCACTCATCCGTGACAAGCCTACTCAGCACGGCATACAGCCCGCTTGTGGCAATCTTCTCCGATGTTCCCCAGGCATCGGACAGCGAACTTGATACCGCATATCCTTTCATATCTTTCGGCGGCGATACCATCACGCCATTCGATGACAAGGATAACCCCGGAGGTTCAGGCGTTGTGCAGATCGACGTATGGGATCGCGCGTCATCCATGCTTGATCTTAAAACATTGGTCGACGCTATCGACACTCGCTTGCGGCGTCAGGCTCTTTCAATTTCAGGCGTGACGCATATCACAACTGAGCTGGACAGTTGCACTTTCTCAAAAGACCCTGACGGCAAAACCAAGCGCGCGGTCATTCTTTACCGCGTCTTGTGGATTGCATGAGTTTCGTGCTAAAATAATCAAAATGAAAGGGCTTCATTGATGGCCATCTCCGGTCGGTCGGTACGGATCACGCGCAACAGTGTCGCCATCGTCGGCGCACGCGCGGATAGCGTAACCATCAACAACGAGCCGCTCGATATTACTGACAAGGACGATTCCGGCTGGCGAACGATGCTCGGCGATGCTGGCATTCGAACGATCTCATGCGAAGTCGAAGGCGTTTTGAAAGACGCCACACTTCTGACGGATAGCGTCGGCGCGGCCAACACTACACTCCTGCGCGAGTGCATCGTGACCATTTCTGGCCTTGGCACATTGACGGGCGATTTCATGCTGCAAGGATTGCAGATCGGAGCAGAGCAGGCAGACGTCGTTACCTTTACGGCCACGCTTGAAAGCGGCGAAAACATGGTTGTGACCATCGGGCCCTACAATACCGTTCTGCCCGCCATCACAGGCACGCTGGACGAAGGCGACACGCTCACCACCACCAACGGCACATGGCTGGGCGATGCCACCATCACTTTCGCCCGCGCATGGCAGCGCGGCAATGCCAGCGATCCGAACGACCCGTCATGGGCCAACATCTCTGGCGCCACCGCTACGACCTACATTCTCGCCGCGGCAGATGTCGGAAAGTATATCCGTTGTCGCGTTACCGCCACCAACTCCGTCGGCTCCACGGTGGCATTCTCCAACATCGTCGGGCCGATCACGACCTAAGAAAGGGACTAAAAAATGGCTGCAATCTCTGGCCGGAAAGTGCGTATCAAGCGAGGCTCAACCGCCGTTGCCGGCGCTCGTGCCGATAGTTTCACCATCAACAACGAGCCCATCGACATCACCGAAAAGGATGATGCAGGCTGGCGCAAGTTCTTGGCAGATGTCGGCGTCAGATCTATCGACGCCGAGGTTGAAGGCATCCTTGAGGATAGCACCTTCTTGGCGCTCGCAGTCGGCACGGCTTCTGCCTTGCTCGAAGCCTACGTGCTTGAGGTCGACGGCATCGGCGACTTTGCCGGGAACTTCTTCTTGGCCAGCTTTGCCGTAACCGGAGAACAGGCCGACGCCACGACCTTCACGGCGTCCATCCAGTCTTCCGGCACCATCACCTTCACCCCGGGTTAATAGATGCCAGTATTCCGGGAACTAACGATCAAGTGGAAGGGCGAAGAATACAAATTCGTCCCCTCTATGAAAATCATGCGGTTGATCGAGATGGGCGATATATCGTTCACCGATATCGCCGTCCGAACCTCGCAGGGTCGCCCGCCTGTCAGTCACATCGCTTTCGTGCTTGCCAAGATACTGACGGCGGCAGGATGCAAAGTCACCGATGAGGATGTTTACGCCGAGCTGATCGGCGGCAGCGCCGAGGAAGTGACAAGCCTCATTTCGTTTGTTCTCATGGCCTTCTCGCCTGCGGAGACGGACGGAAAAAATCCCGACGCCCAACCCCGGAACCAGCCGACGGCGAGGGCGGAACAAATCGACACCTAGACTGGGACGGAATGTATCTATGGGCGAGGAAGTGGGGAATACAGCCGAGTGAGTTTTGGGAGATGACGATTTCGGAATGGTGGGCGGAGTATGAAATAAACGTGCCGACTGATCCGAAAGAAAAGTATGCTGGCAAGCTGACGAGAGCCGATGTTGAGGAATTAAAGGACTATATGAAGCATGGCTCAAGTAAGCGGGATTGAAATTGCGATAAGCGCGGACAGTTCTGGCCTTGATAAAGGTTTGAACCGGGCGCAAGGGGCTATTTCTCGTTTCTCCAAGTCTGCTGTTGCTGGATTAGCAGGCGCTCTTTCGGCTGGCGTGTTCGTTGCGGCTGGCAAGGCCGCGATTGATTTTGCAGATGCTGTAGGAAAAACAGCGCAGAAGGTTGGATCAACAACCAAGGCACTTTCTGAACTCAACTACGCAGCAGGACTTTCCGATCTGACATTCTCTGATCTTGAGACGGGAATGAGGTTCCTATCCAAGAGTATGGTTAACAATGCCGATTTGTTTAATCAGTTAGGCGTTGCCATACAAAACTCTGACGGTTCTCTTCGCAGCACAGATCAAGTTCTCATGGACTTGGCTGGCACATTTGCATCAATTCCAGACGGAGCACAAAAAACCGCTTTAGCAATGGAATTGCTAGGCCGATCAGGCGCTTCAATGATCCCGATGCTTAATGCAGGATCTTCTGGCCTTGAGAAGATGCGGCAGCGGGCAATTGATCTTGGCTTGTCGATCTCAGAAGACACAGCCAAGAGAGCGGAGCAATTTAACGACACTATCACAGACCTCGCGGCTGTAGGCCAAGGCGCAATGATGCGATTGGCATCGGCTACACTTCCCTTGGCGCAGGCTTTCCTGAATGTTTCTGTAGCTGGCACGGAAGCAATGGTTGGCCTTGGAGGTGCAATTCAAGAAATTGCGCCTTATGCGGCGATTGCTGCTGCTGGTGTCGCCGGGTTTTATGCGCCTGCAATTTTAGCTGGATTAGCTACGACAGCGACTGGCATTTTTTCTCTTTCAGCAGCTATCAAGGCTGTCACGCTTGCTATGATGGCTAATCCGCTTGGGCTTTTGATAGGCGGCATCGCTGCGGCAACGGTTGCTATATTTGCATTTCGTGACGATATAAAATCAGCGATTGGCGTGGATATTCCAAGTATCGCCAAAGATGCTATAAATTTTGTCATTCGTGGTTTTATGAATCTGAAAGATGTTATTAAAATCACCTATGAAAATCTCGGAAATATTGTCGGGGCTGCATTAGTAGGGATGAGCAATGCAGTATTAAGCGCGATCACTGAACTTTCCAACAAGGTGATTGACGGGCTAAATTATGTTTTAAGCTTTGCTAACAAGATTCCCGGCGTTACGATTGGAGCATTTGAAAAGCTGAAAGGATACCAGTTTGAGAATGTCTTTGCTGACGGCGCCGCACAAGCTGGGCGTGATATCGGCAATGCAATGGCTGAGAACGCCGTAACAGATTATGTTGGAAAGATAGGCGAGCTTGCATCGGGAGCAATGTCCAAAGTCAGCCAGTTGTTTTCTGGTGGGGCAATTGCGGCTGGTGGAGGCGGTGACGGAATTATTCCGGCGATCCCCGGCGCAGGTGGCGGCGACAAGGGCGAAGACGGTGCCACTTCAATCGTGCCAGGCGTTGCGCCATCGCAGGAGGTTGACGCCATGTTCATGAGCCGTCTCGAATCCATTCGGGAAGGCTTCATGTCTGAGCGTGAATTGCTTGAGGCTGAATATGCGACTGACATGGAATTGCTTCGATCTCATCTGACTGGCAAAGATGATATTGACGCCGAATTCAAAGACCTCATGCGACAGCGCGCCGAGCAGCACGCGCGTGACATGAATGAGATCCAGCGCGCACAAGTTCAGGAAGACCTGCAAGAGGTCAGCACTGGATTGGGCAGTCTGCAATCCGCTTTCCAAAGCGGAAATAAAAAGATGCTAAAAGCCGCCAAAATCTTTGGCGTTGCGCGTGCTGTTGTTGACACATTGGTGGCAGCCACTGCCGCAATGAAAACAGGACTTACACCGGCTCAAATGTTTGCCAATTATGCCGCTGTATTCGCCAAGGGCATGAGCGCCGTGGCGGCTATCAAGGGCGTCTCCGAAGGCGGTGGAGGCAGTGGCGGCGGTGGAGGTGGAGGCAGCCGAGGCGGTGGTGAAGGCGGCGCAGCACCCGCAGCAGCATCACCAACGACCACATTCCAGTTCACCATGATGAATGACCCGATGGGCTTCGGCGAGAAGTTCGCCCGCCAGTTCATCGACCAGTTGAACAGTACGCAGCGCAACGGCGGAACAATTCGCGGAGTTATAGCATAATGGCCGACGTTAAGATCAGCGCCCTGACGGCACTCACCGGCGCCGACACGGCGACAAACGATGTCTATCTCGTTGTCGATACAAACGCTACAGAAACAAAAAAGCAAACGCGCGCACAATTATTTCGAAATATTCCGATTGCAACATTCGTCGGAGCAAATGTCTTTAATGAAGCAGGCGCGGATGTGGATCAGAGGATGGAAGGCGACACCGACGCCAACTTGTTCTTCCTTGACGCATCTGCCGATAGCATCGGCATCGGCACCTCAACGCCAACAGCCAAGCTTCAAGTCGCAGGAAGTTTTGCAGGCCCCGCTCCAGTCACGGTTACGAC